GGTATGGACAGGCCGAAGACAGAACTTGCCTATCGTGTCCCCGCCTCGAAGCTTACCCGTAGGGGACTCGATTCGAAAGTTCAAGCCGAAACTCTTACAGGGTTGGACACCACCATTGATTGGAAGAACACCGGCGACAATGCGTACGACGGTGAGAAACTCAAACTCCTCGTCCACGATGAGAGTGGGAAATGGGAAAGGCCGAACAACATCCTCAACAACTGGAGGGTTACGAAAACAACGTTAAGATTAGGTTCTAGAATTATAGGAAAGTGTATGATGGGATCAACATCAAATGCTTTAGATAAAGGTGGTGAAAATTTCAAACAATTATACAATGGATCAGACGTTACAAAGAGGAACCGCAACGGGCAGACTAGTTCAGGACTCTATTCTTTGTTCATTCCTATGGAATGGAACTACGAAGGATACATCGATTCTTATGGCTTTCCTGTATTCGATACACCCGAGAAAGAAGATGTAGTAGATTGTTTTGGTGATCCAATAAAAATAGGTGTAATAGAGTTTTGGAAGAATGAAGTAGAAGGATTAAAAGACGATCAAGACGGGTTAAATGAATTTTATAGACAATTTCCAAGAACTGAAGAGCATGCATTCAGAGACGAAGCAAAAGAGTCTTTATTTAACCTGACGAAAATA